TGGGCTTATTGCATAATTAGTTTTCTCAAATCTTTTCACTGATCTATACCCACGGATCAGAGTTGGATCGTCAACTTCTCCATCTCCTATTTCATTTCCTTCGTCATCAAAAGCACCTCTTACATCCTTAGTTGAATATATAGGTTCAAGATAGCTATCTATTTTTGGTTGACCTCCTGATACATTGCCTGTTAAGAAAGGTTGAATAACTAAGGTGTCACCTTGGCACTGGACCTGGTTTAATGATAATGTATTTGTAAATTGTTTAGATGGCATATTCATTACACCCAAATTGGTGACTGACCCGCTAGAATTTGATACTGGGTTATTTGTCATTGTAGTATCTGCAATTACAGGACTATTTATTAACAATAGTGCTGCAAATAAATATCTCTTCATTGAGTAAATGTTGACATTGTTTCTGTTACGGATTCAGTGACGATATTTCTATTTATTCGAGTGAAAGATTTTAATCCTGGGCCATGATAAGCCTCAACTAAATTCGTCGCTGCTCCTTGAGTGTGCATAGTAACCGTAGGTTTAGAATTAAGGTCAATCCCATGATGAGTAGTAGTAACTCCATCTACAACGTGGCTCCCTGTGGTAACGGTGGTGGGTAATAAATCTCCTTGAATATTTAAATTTGTTCCTCCTACTGAATATTCATAACCAGTCGAATATGTCCATTGTTCTATAAGTTCTGTGGTATTTTGTTTGCTAGTTGTTTTCGCTGTGGTCGATCCAGAATTGAAGCTAGGAATAACTGGAACTGCTTGTGCTGGAAGGGATATAAAGGCTATTAATAATAAATAACGCATTAGTTACCTATCTCTAATGCACTTGTGATTGATCCCGTAACGCTAGTACCAGATTTACCAGGAGTAAGTCCAATGGTTCCACCAGATACGCTAGTAATTGTTGCAGCTAATCCAGTATTATCTCCTCCAGTATATGTAATCGTATCTCCCAACATTGGAAGACTTCCGACCGCACCAGAACTTAAAGTTGTTGCACTTGGTGTCGCATCACCTTGAATAAATGTTTCGCTAAAAGTTGTAGCTGCTCCTGCGGTAGTCTGAGTATACGAACCTGAACCATGCGTTGCAGCGACTCCAGTTAGAGTGCCATTTGATGCTGCTGGAACGTCTAAATGTCCCATTGTTCCTGCTGTTACTCCAGTACTACTCATTGAATAAGTTGAACCTATTCTTTTTGCATGAGAGTACGATCCATCAACAGAGGCTTGCGCTGTAGCTGTGATCTTATGGGTGATACCTCCTGAGTAGGCTGGAGTTGCCAATAGAAGCAAAAGGGGAATAAAGCGTTTCATGGTTAGTCAGGCAGCAAGTAAAGCGTTTCGCTGATTTTCTTTGCTGTTACATTAGCTATTTTATCGACTGGGCCTTGTTCGTAAGTAACAACTAGAACGCCCCAAGCATCCTCTTTACCCATGATTGGACAAGCAACATTGATAAAAGCTCTATCAAGTTGAGTGCATTGAGCTAAAACAAAGTTCCCTATAACCTGTTCATCTCCTGGCATCCAATAGCCAGTAGGCACTGGATCAATTGATGTTCTAGGGAAGTTAGAGATGGGAACAATATTCCTAGCGTCAGGCCAGTCATACAACCAAACAGAAGTAATATCTCTGTTTTTTGTAGGAATACTATTTAGAAGATTTTCTACTTCTATTTTCTTGTTTGGTTTCTCTTCAAATAAAACGCTGATTTCTTTGTCTCCTCCATCATCAACAATTTTTGATTCGTTATAAGCTTTAAAGCCAATTAGACCTATTGCAGAGATAGCAGATAGGCCAACGATCTTCATTAAAAACTTACTCCAGTTTTGCTCTGGAGAAATAATGTTTTTAACGGTTTCTATTGCTGCCTTCATAAGTAAGCCTTACTGATTTGAGCAAGTAAGCCTAACAACGCTAAAGCAGCACTAACAACTGCGGCAGCTTGGAATACTCTTTTCTCTAATAATCTTACTCTGTCCTCTAAATCTCCTATCTTCTCCTCTGCTCGCTTCAATTTCATCTCGGTGCAGACGATTCTAGTTTCCTGCCGAGCGTCAATAGAAAGATCTTCGCTCATCATGTCAACCTCCCACTCTGAGGATCAATTTCTTTCCCAGAAACAGGATCAATTCTTGGTTTATCTGGGACTAACTTTATAGGAGTCTCGACTTTAATGATGGTATAAGGGACACCATTCCCAAGCCCTGCTGCTTCTGCTTTTTTCTTTTCTTCTTCATCAGCTTTATAAGTTCCATCACCTCTTTTCTTTGCAGTCTCTAAACCAAAGCTTGCGAGCGCGCCCGTGAAAACCGAAGCTATGAAAGTCGGGTCGATCCTTTCTTGTTTACCTAAACCAGGCAATTCTACATAGTTTAAAGTTAATATAAACCCACTCCAGATCACCACTCCCAAACGCACAAATGTAGACAAAACTTGAAGCTGTTCTTCTTTATCTTCCAAACCCTCCTTTAGTTTTTGTAGGGGATTTTTCTTTTTCGGTTCGTCTGAGTTTGTTTCGGTCATACGGAAAAACTAGAAAACATAACTACATTAGACATAAATGGATAAAAAGTAATGAAATTCCTTTCTCAGGAGCAAAAGGAAGTAATAGCTAAAGCCCACGGTTTAACCGTTGAATCTATTAATAAAAGAATTGAAATCTGGAGCCTTATTAATGATCCTGATATTTCTAAACCAGATTTAATAGCCGCACAAAAGGAATGGATTAAGATCCAGCAAGCTACATGGCCTAACGTACATGAATGAAATTTATGCGGCCCTGGTCGGTGCAAGCGTCTCGGCCTTCTTAATGGTGCTGGCTAACAGGTCTAGCCGTCGTCAAGGCGATATAAGAGAAATATTTTCGAGACTTAATAACCTAGAACGTGAAGTAACAAGGCTTGAAGCTAATAGACCTCGTAATTGGCGTGGACAATGAAAAACCCCTAGCCTCCTCTAAAAGCTAAGGGCATCTATCGGTTCTGATTACATCAAGTCCCACCTCGATGTCTGTAACTTGCTTTTGGTAAATTACAAGAACAAGTCTAGTCGTTTTTAGATATATTTCACCAATGAAAAATTTATTCTTTAGTAGTAACCAAGGTAAACGCTTCACCCTTTGGGTTCTTGCTTCTGCTACCGAACAAAATAACAACAGTCTTAATCAATCAGACGTTGACTTTATAGAGGCTAGACTGTGGCCTAATCGAACGCTGAAACTCCAATGAGTATGTATAAGACTGAGTGGTTAGAAGAAGACCGTCAAAGAGTATTGAACATGGAGCGTTGGTATATCCTTGATGGCCGTCATAGGCCAGATCATCCTCAACATGGCATCTATACTGGTTTAGCGGCTAAAGCAGAGGATCTTGATAGCTTCGACGGAATTGTGTAATTGCCTTCATTGCCAAGAATTAAGAAGGCAGCAAGCCAGGCATGGAAAATGGCAGGAATGTTTGCTAGACATAAAGAAAAAAGATGTCAAGCGTTCCACCTCCTGAGTTTGTAATGTTGATGGAGTTGATTGAAAATATGAAACCAACGCTAGAAGAAGAATTAACGATGGAACGTGAAATAAGACGGCTTCAAGCGTCAGAAGATATTGAAGAGATGAGACGCTACGCAGAAGCCATGACAAGACAAAACCATGAGCAATCCAGATTCATTGCAGGTTGCCTACAAGAGATCCATGTTCTAAAAGCAAAGCTGGCCTGTGCTACTACCGTTGTAAAGAAACCTTGGCTTCATAAAATGTTTGGGCTATAATCAACATAACTAGACCTATTTATCAAGCCATTGACTTGGCCTCTGCTCTGGTAGAGCGTCGGTACTTTAAAGCCTCTAGTTTGCTTACTGCTAGAGGTTTTTTAGTTTGTACTCGCTACCATAAAAAAAGACCCACCGTAGGGTCTGCATTGGAAAGGAAAGACCCCTCGTAATTGAGGGGTTTTTTCATGCTTAAGCTTGAGGTGAAATTGTTCCGCCTTCGTTATTCGACCAATAAGATCCCCAAACAGTAAAGCCTTCTACTTCCTGAAAATCATTCTTGCCTTTATAGACACGAATAGTGGAGCCTCCTAATTCAGCATCAGCCGCTTGAGCCATGAGCCACTTGGCGGCTTTCTTTGCTTCTTCAGGTGTGAAGTCAATAATTAGATTTTTATCTGGGGCTTTTGAATTGCCTTTCTGATCTTTGTTTTTGAAGCGAAAACGTGCTGTAAAAGCTGAGTCCATGATTAAGTAAGGGGTTGGATGTTGTTTTTTTGTTCCCACTCAATGCAATCATCAAGTCGGTAACGGATGCGAGGGGCATAAGGATTCAATGGTGTTGGCCCTATGTCCTCAAATGGAGGCCCAGTTGCCTCGCCTTTTCTTGTCTTCTTTCTCCATAGCACCAAAGTATGAGAAGAGACGGCATAACGCTTTTCAAGCTGTTTTGCTGTTAAATATTCAGTCATTTATCCTCCACCTCTAAGATCGCCTGAAGTATTAAATCTCTTTGGGTTTCGTTTATTTTCCCTTCGCTGTAACGGTCACTCAACCTAGTTTTTACAGAGTCAACTTTGTCTGGATTCTTTTTAATATAAGCAATAAATTGTTTAGTTAAAGCTTCTCCGTCTTCGTTTGTCTTTGGTGGTTCGTTCTTGGCTGCGGGTTTGTTCTTCTTTTCAATTACCTCTACTTCCTCTGTATTGCAATCCATATCAGGTTCAATACCTAACAGCATTTTGATGGCATATCTGCGGCCATAAGTAAGACTCCCACCGTATGTAAACATCGGCTTGTTACCCATATCTTCAGGTAAAAAGATAGGAAGCTCGCTTGTTATTTCTTGCCCTGAATCAACATGAATCAAACGAGTCAAAATAATTGAAACACCGTCACAAGTTGAAGTAGGAGGTTGAATTAAAAGCAATCCGTTTTGGTGCAATACGGGTTGGATGACTGAAAGCATTTCTTCCAGTGGAGTGTATTGATAGTTATAACCTTCTTTGCTTCTTGCTAAAGAAGGGCATTGCTTTTGAAAGTTTTGGAGAGCTTGATAAAGTTCTTTCATTTCTAATTAGGGGTTGATGGAAAGGCCCAACGTGGAAGCGTAAGGCTTTGGACTCCAGATTCACTATGGCTCGGCCAGTGATCTGAAATCTGACATTCTGAAATCTGATCTAACGCTCGCCTCCGTTGTCTGTATCCAAGATCAATACTCTGTTCATCTAATTCATATAAACCAACGTCAAACGGCCATTCAGATTGAACAACTAGGAAAATAAATCTTTTTGCTCCTGTAACTTCTAAGTAATGAGCAGCTTGAAGATGGTATCCAAAATTAGCAACAGCTTTTGCAAATTCTTTTGGAGCTGCACCAGAACGTGAGGTCTTTAGGTCAACAATTGTATTCCCCGTAAACCAGTCACTTCTAGCTTTTACATCAAGGCTTGTTGATTCATCAACGCTCCACCATGATTTCTCTGCAACTCCTGTTGCCAATAAATCCGTTGCCTCCTTCTCGTTATACACAGACTCACGCATTGCCATTGCCAACTCCCATTGGTCGGCTGTTACAGCCGTAATACCTTTGGCCTCGGCTGCTGCTGCTTCCTCCTTTCCTTTTTTTGTTGTACGGCTAGATACAACCATAAATTGATTCTCTAGGTCATTTGGTTCAAGGATTGCTGCATGAGTCAAGCTTCCAAGAATTAATGCTGGAGTTGATTTCTTTTCAGGACGGTCAGGATTTAAAAAGCTATTCCAATAAGCTCTTGGGCCATGTTTATCCATGATTTTGATCATTGACGACGAGACTGCAAAGTGCTTGTGATATTCAGCATTTGAGATCTGTACGCTGCCTTTTGTCATGCTGCCTCCTTATACAAAGAAGAACCTGGGCCAAAGTTCTGCACAACCTTGGGCCAAGTTCGCATAATTAAAGCCTTGTCATCAGGCGTTGCAATCAAAGCTGCTTTAGCTAATTGCTTTAGAAATGGACTGCTATCGGAACTTTCAATAACAGAATTAAAGGTGTTGAAAACTTCTTGCGAGGTCATTGGAAAAAATAGATACATTAGGTTTGGACGTTGGGCGGCTATCAGGGGTTGGTTGTCGCCTGACTCCTTACAACACTTCTTCACAAGATGCGAGGTCATATAAAACGTGAGAAGTTTTTTTAGTTGGGGTTTTTCTTACCCAGTGCTCGCCTTCTTTTAAAGTGCCGTTTTGCCTCATAGACAACAAAGTGCGTTCTGAGCGACCTAGATACTCAGCAGCTTTGCTTTGAGAAACGTATTTAGATCCTTCAAGTTTTTTCAAACTTTTACTGATGGATTCCAAAGACTTTGCAATGCTGCGTAAATATTGAGTGCTCATTTTTTTAGTTGTTCACACGCCGCTTGGATGCCAGCGTTGCAATCCGCCTGGGTCATCTTTGTTAACGCTCCAGTGGTTGCGTTGAAATAAACAAGGCTGGCAATAATACCGAAAGTAAAAAGTTTCATGGGGCTGGTTGCTTACAATTTAATTATACATCCCTATACACCCCTGTCAACCTCTATACACCTCTAAAAAAAAGAGGAGGTTTAATCCTCCTCGTAGTCCTCAAGAAAATCAGTCAAGTTCTCGGTGAGGTTGTAAATTTTGATCTCTTCAAGATCTCCGTTATCAATGATTGCCTTAGCTAACGCTTTAGCGGCGGCAATAGTTGACTCATGCATGGAAAGAAAAATGCGTGAACTTGTTCATTATACACCCCTATACACCCCTGTCTATGTTCACGGTGCAGGAACCAGCATGTGCTGAGCGTGTTCGCTAGAACGTCCGTCTTCCCAACGGACTGTGCAATAAACACAGGGAGTTCCTTTTTTATTGTGCAGCACTCTCATTGATGACACCTTTCCAACGAGAGGACTAATTTTTAGGAAGACTCCCGTATTTCGTTTTTTGTTTACTCGATCGTGAATCTGATAGCGAAATGTAGCGGCCATTGTTTTATAAATAAAAAAAAGCCCCTTGCGGGGCGGTTGGTTAATTAAGAGGGAAGAGTTCAACAACCTGACGCTTTGCGGTAGTAAGAACAAGTGCAGCATCTCGAAGAGCTAATGCAAACTCCCTGTCATGGGTGGCTAGACGACGACTCAGATCTTTTCTGTAGTCTTCAAGGCTTAACACCTTGTTGTCTAACTTCGCCTCCAACTCTTGAATATGAAGTTTTGCTTGCTGGTGATACTTTTTGTAATCGGCAAGTTTTGACTTCGAGTTGATAGTTTGAGTAATCATTCCAAAATGGGGTTGGATTTAATTCAGGTTGCGATCCTGATTTTGGTTCGTGCTGGAGCTACCAGATCACGGGTCGGGCTTCACGACCAGTTGCCAACCTTGTTCGGTCTTACTGCCCTAAATCTCCAAAGGATTCGAGGTCTTAGTGCCGCCCCCGGCAGTGGGGGAAGGTTCGGGAGCTTTCCGAGGATGTTTCCCTCGGTTCCGCCCGTTACTCTTTTATTATATACATGCCTATACACCCCTGTACATCCCTCTTTACGAAATGAAACAATTCCTTGATTGGCTTGGTTCTCCCTTTGTTTATCGCAGTCCTACGGGTCTTCAAGGTTTCAGGGCTGGTCTCATGCAACTCTCTAATAGACAGTTACAACCGTTAGCAGGTACTCAAAGCCACGTGAAAAAAACCGTTCTAGTCGATAGAATAATTGCGAGCATGAAATAAGGGCAGCCACCAGCCACCCTTACTTCTCTCTAGTACATGGGAGGGTGATGGGGACTTCTTCCTTTCCCATGTATCAAAATATTAACTTAATCAGGCGATCTGACAACTTCGACGGGAAAGCCTTTACTCCTCAAGTCTTTAATTCGATATTCCTGAATCTTACTTAAACGCCCTTTTAGTGCCTTCACCTCTACAAATCGCACTTCATTTGGTTTAAGCAATAGCAAATCAGGATAACCATTTTTATTTGTCTTTAAAAGTTTAATTACCTCATAACCGTCTTTCTCGTATTTTTTCACCAGCTTCGCTTGATAATTCGCCTCGGACCTTGTTGTAATGACTGATCGTGAAATTTTCTTTCTTTCTGACTGTTCGATAAACTCGACTTTCAATCCCATTGGCCGCAAATATATATCTAATTCTAGGCGGTGTGTCACGCCCCAGGAAGCTCGCACGATCTCTTGCTTGGAGATAAGAGAGTGCTGCAAAGTCAACGCCCAGAAAAACAAGATACGTTGCACTACTTAAATTCACTCCCTCACGGCTGGCTCTTACCTGCCCAATAAAAACTGCATCCTTGTTTGCATTAAATTCTTCTGGACTATCGGTTGCATTAGGAAACGCTTCATAAAGCATTTTTCGTTCTGCTTCATAGCAGTACATAATTGCAAGCTTATGGTTTCCATACCGTTGCTTGATGTATTCAGCTTTTGACCGATCAAAAATTATTCCCTTACCGCTTTCTTCTGGAATAACCGTTCCACAATAAAGCTGTTTTAATTTGCTTAGTTTCTTTGCTCCTGTATCAGCAAGGATTGTTTGATTATCAAGAGTTGATATTCCATCATCAATAATATCTTGAGCTAATCCATACGTTGTTTCATTCATCTCTACATATCGAACAGCTTCATCAATCTTGGTTTCAAACCCTGCATCTTCTTGAGTCATCCGTACAACATACGGATCAATATCCTTCAAAATTAATTCTTTATTAGCGTTGGAGTAATCGTTAACCGTTTGACCTGTTCCAACATATTTTTGACCAATATCCACATAACCTTTTTTAGCCCACTCGTAAAAGTTTTTGTATTGCGCCCAAACAGGTCGGTGCAATGTCATCTGGTGGTAGAGCTGTGAATAAGATTCTGGTGAAGCAGTACCAGACATTAAGAGCACCTTTTCATAACTCATCTGTCTTAAGTTCTTCCATCTGCCCGAAGGTTTTGGATATGCCCCTATGCAATGGCTTTCATCAACAATCAATAACTGCCAGAACGTCCATGCAAATTTAGGTAACCGTTCATAATTAATAATCAAAACTTTATCTTGCAGTCCTAAAGCTTTGGCATCTTTTTCAATGCTTGGGATTGCTTTTTTCTTTGTCACCAATAAACACCGTTGGATGCCTAACCGCTCGATCAAACTTAAAGCGGTCAAGGTTTTGCCAGTCCTTACCTCACCCATGAGATAAGCAAACTGTTTTCGTGCGAGTAACCAATACAACTTATCGGCTGCCTCTTTTTGATACTCTCTTAATTCCATTTTTAAGCTTCCCACCTTGCACCTTTTACAAGGTCTTTTTCTTGAAGTGTTTGCATCATGCTTTTAGATAAATCTCTAATGTTTTTTAGAATGATGTAACTGTCATATTGATGAGGACATAAAGGATCAGAAGCTTCACTCATTAGGCATAAAAAATCTTGAAAAACTTGTCTTCGTTGTAATTTTGTAAATCGAGTGTGCGGGATGGTCTTTTTCATCCTGTGTTGACGGGGTTGGATTTAGTGGTATCTTACACATATCTACTACCAAAGCAACCCCAGTGGACTTAGACATCGAACTGAAGACAATCAACACTCAGCTCACCAAAGAGCAGATCAAATGGTTAGACGAAAATAAACCGCCTGAACTATCAAGAGCTGGTTTCATTAGGACAATCATCCGTCACGCGATGACTAAAAAGCAGCTTGACGCTTACGAATCTCAGTTAACTAGATAATCCAATGACAATTAAAGATGAAATTCTTCGCTTGCCGAAGGACTGGGGTTTTGTCGCCGTTCAAAATAAAAGACCCTATCAAAATGATTGGCAGAAAAATCCTTTAACCCGTTCGCAGTTATTTAAAGAAATCACTGAAGGGCGTTCAACTGGAATAGGTGTACTTGCTGGAAGACTTAGCGGCGGTCTTCTCTTCCTCGATCACGATGGGCAATCCGCTTCAGAAATTCTTACAGAATGGGGTTTCTCTGTCGGCTCTTTACCTCCTTCTTGGATGGTCACTTCTGGCCGTGTTGGTCGCTTTCAACTTATTTACAAAATCCCAGAAAAATATTGGTCAAAGATTAAAACACGCAAATTTCAAACTGGTGTAAAAGATTCTGATGGCTCCGTTGAACAAATTGAACTCCGATGGGATGGAGCGCAATCAATCGTCTCTGGTAAACATCCAACAACTGACGGATACCGTTGGATGGATGGACGCTCGCCTGATGATCTTGAAATAGCAGAAGCTCCTTTAGCCATTATCAAAAAGATGATGGAACCTAAGAAAACGAAACCTGCACCCGTTGAAGTCTTTAACTCAGACATCGACAAAGCCCGTTCTCTTCTTCAATCCATTAATCCAAACCGAATAGATGACTATGACCAATGGTTGAAAATTGGAATGGCAGCTCACTCCGCAGGAGATTCTCTCCTTGCAGACTGGGAAGATCTCTCAAGTAAGAACAGCAAATACAAACCAGGAGAATGTGCAAAGAAATGGGATTCTTTTAAACGCTCTGGAATCTCGCTCGGTACACTTCAAAAATTTGCTAAAGAAGATGGTTGGACTCCGCCTCCTCGCATTTTTCCTGATTCTGTTGTTCCTGTTCAAGAAGAGCAAACAACTCCGATCCCTTCAAAACTTGAACAGCTCACATCACAAGAATTAATTTCATTTCTACGAAAGTCAAAGCAAGAGATTCGTTTCAATACTTTTTCACATTCCATTGAAATGGATGGTGAAGTTATTAAAAACATCGAGCTGTTTTATTTGACGCTCGCCGAACTTGGTTACAAAGTCGAAAAGCAAATGGCGATAGATTGCCTTCTAAAAGTTGCACATGAAAATCAATATGATCCCGTCAAACTTTATTTAGATCATTGCTATCAAAGCCCAGAAATTCAGCCGACATATATAGACCGATTAGCAACAACATATCTCAGACCTCAAGACGCATCTATTGATGAACCAACAATCTACGATGCAATGCTTAAGGTAACTCTGATAAACGCCGTAAGGAGAGTTTATCTTCCTGGCTGTAAACACGACACGGCAACTGTTCTCCAGGGGAAGCAGGGGATAAAAAAATCTTCCTTTTGGCAAACGCTCGCTGGCCCCTTTTTCTCGGATGCTCTTGGGGATGTTTCCTCAAAGGATGATTTACTTGTACTTTCTCGCTCATGGGTAATGGAATGGGCCGAAATTGACGGGGTAACTTCTAAAAAACACGCTGGTCATATTAAAGCCTTTTTATCTCGCTCTACCGATTTTTTAAGAGTTCCCTACGGTAAAGCTGTTGAAGAATGGCCGCGCCGTGGAATTATTGTTGGATCTTCTAATAAAGAATCTGGCCTGTTATTTGATGACACTGGCAACCGCCGCTTTCATGTTATTCCTTGCACCGCTACATCCATTGATCTTGATTCACTTCAATTAGAACGTGATGCAATATGGGCCGCAGCCGTTCAAGCTTGGAAAAATAAAGAGTCACATTTCCTAACTTTTGAACAGGAAAATCAGATCGAAAAAGAGAATTTAGGTTACATGGTTGACTCGCCTTGGCTAACCGTTATCAACCAATGGTTGAATAATCCTGTTAACGAAAGCACCGATATAACCATTGAAAAACTACTTACCGAAGCAATCGAAAAACCAGTGGAACGTCAAACAAAATCCGACACCATGACCGTCTCATCTATTCTCAAAAGTTTGAAGTATGAGAGAAAGAAAAAAAGAGTCGAGGGAACGCCAAAGTGGGTCTGGAACTTGCAAAAGTTGTAAGTTCCCTCCTGTTCCCTCCTCTGTTCCTACGGGTGGGAACGCTCAAAAACCCCTCGTCATCTATCTTCTTAATATATGTTCCCTATGTTCCTATGTTTTTATATATAAATATAGAGATAGGTATATATGGGGTATATATATAGCTCAGGTAAGTTTGTAAGGAAGGTGGTACACACTAGGAACGTGGGAACACTATCTAATCTCATTTCTGTCTCATGCACGTCTCAAAAAAGAATCAACCCGTTGTTGATCGCCTCATTATGTTGCTCGCTCAATCTGAATATGTTGCGGATGCAATCTTAGATAATGCTCTTGAAGAACAAGAGCGTTTAGATCCAAAAGTTGTTGCTGGTTTAATGCAATATCTTGTCAGAGTTGCAGATATACTCAACGCAGCAGAACAAGCTGATTTAAAACCGATAACCGAGGAATAAGCTATATTTTGCTTATGGCTTCAATACAAGATTTAAAAAGCGACCATAAAAATGCTCGCAAAAGAACAGATCGTTCTTCTTCCTTAATCAAAAAATCTTTAGAAAAATTTGGTGCGGCTCGTTCAATAGTTATAGATGAGGACAACAGAATCCTTGCTGGTAATGGAACCATAGAAGGAGCAAAAGCAGCAGGAATAAAAAACCTTCGAGTAATAGAAACAGATGGCAAAGAAATTATTGCTGTAAAAAGAACTGGACTAACAGAAGAGGAAAAAGTTGGGCTTGCTCTTGCCGACAACAGAACCTCCGACCTTTCAGAGTGGGATGCTGAAATGCTTAAACAGCTTTCAGAAGAACAAGATTTAAATCCTTGGTTTGATGAAAGTGATCTTACTGAACTGATAGGAGAACCAGAAAAAGATGAAGGCTTAACCGATCCTGATGATGCTCCTAAAGCACCAGAAGAACCAATAACAAAAGAAGGTGATTTATATATTCTTGGAAACCATCGCCTTTTATGTGGCGACTCTACAAATATTGAGCATGTAGAAACTTTAATGAATGGAAAGAAAGCAGATATGGTTTTTACAGATCCTCCTTATGGATGCAATATTAAGGGAGGAGCTAATAGTAGTAATTTAATTGCAGGAGATTTAACTCAAGTAGCTATTCCATTTTCTTTTGATTTAGCAGTTGAAAGAGCAACAAAGGATGATGCTAGATTTTATTTTTGTGGTTCAGAAGGAAATATCTCTTTATATGGCAAATTGTTTGATCGGTTTTTACATCAACTTCCAAGACATTTGATTTGGGTAAAAAATGGTTTTGTAATGAAACCTAATAATTACCATAATCAATATGAAATTATTTTCTTTGGTTATAAACCAAAAGGAGGTGGATTAGATCATTGGTACTCAGGTCGCACAGAAGCAGAAGCTTCTGATATTTGGGTTATTAAAAGAGATCCATCTAAAGGATAT